AATGAATACATAACAACTCAAATATCATTAAGGAAATTAAGCGAAAAATATAAAGTGTCTTTTTCAACGATGGGAAAGAAAGCAGCACTTAGTAAATGGGATGATAAAAGGAAACAGTTCGGAAACAAATTAGAAACAAAAACTATAGAAAAAACCATTGAGAAGATTTCTGATAATATTTCCGCTAGAAACGCAAGATATTTAAGTATTTCAGATTTGGCACTTGATGCCGTTGAGGAATATTTAAAAGAAAAAAGATTCAAAACTCATGTTGTGAAAATAAAAGAGTATTGCGAAGGCAAACCAGAAGAAGAATATCTTGATGAAGTAGAACTTGAGACACCCGACACAAAAGCTTTTGCAAATATGATTGAATCATTAAATAAAATCCAAAAAGGTCAAAGACTTGGCGAGGGATTACTTGCAGCGATTGACGTTAAGAGACTAGAACTTGAAAACAAAAAGCTTAAAAAGGAAGAGACTCCGCATGATGAAAATGCAAAACTCAAATATTTAGAAGCTTTAAAGAATTTAAAAGATGATTGATTATACTAAATCTAAATATAGCCCAAAAGTCAGAAAGTTCTTAAAAAAAGATCCTCTTGATTTTAAACCATTTACCTTAATTGACGGCTCTGTTAGAAGCGCAAAAACAGTCAGCATTATATTTAAAATGCCTCAAATTATGGACGCATTAGGAAATGATGCGCTTTATTGTTTTTCGGGATATTCCAAAAATACTGTTAGAAATAATGTATTAGTGGAATTATTGCCATATTTAAAGAACTATCATAATGCCGGCATTAAATACAATAGCAGTTCAGGCGAGCTTGATATAAAACTTTGGGGTAAATTATATAATTGTTTAGTGGTGGGCGGTGGCAACGCTGGAAGTGAAGCGACCATACAGGGCGGAACTTGGAAATTTTGGTATGCTAACGAATTAAGCAAACATCACTATAGTTTTTATAATATGGCTTTGTCCAGATTGTCGGCGGATGATGCAAGAGCCTTTGCAGATTCCAACCCGGAAAGTACAAATCACTGGCTATATAAAGAAAAAATAAAGCCTCTTATTGATACAGCACACACCGACCATGATCAGGTCAAACAGGTTTTTGAATACTGGCATTTTATAATGGACGATAACGCCAATTTAAAGCCTGAATACATAGAGGCACAAAAAAGACTTTATTCCGGTGCATTCTATGAAAGAAAGATATTAGGACAGTGGCGTATTGCCGAAGGCTTAGTATATGATACTTTCTCAGATGAAAAACACACGATTACTCATACCGAAATAATTAAAAAGATTCAGGCAAAAGAATTTATTGAGTATATTGTTGGCATAGATTGGGGATACACAGAACCAACGGCGGTTGTTTTGATTGGCGTAACTCAACAGGGAACTTATTATCTTATAGATGAATTTTATCAGTCGAAAGTACAGCCTGAGAATGTCATTGACTGGCTAAAGAATAAACAATTTGAATATAATATTCCGGTGATTAGATATACAAATGGTGACAATGCACGGCCTGAATGTAACGACAAAGTAAGGAAAGCAGGCTATACGGTTTATGAAGAAAAGCCGAAGGTTGAAGATAGTATCACAATTGTAAGGTCGATAATAAACTTTGACAGGTTGATTATATCTGATAAATGCGTAAATACTTCAAACGAGATTCAAACTTACCGCTACCCATCAGAGGATGAGAGGTTAAAGCATAGCGTTGATCCTGAAAAACCTATCGGGGAGAACGATCACTTGATGGATTCAATGAGATACATACTCAACCTTTACGAGCGCAGATTTGGGCGCAAATTATTCGAGGCATACTCAAAGAAAAAGGCTGCATAAATGTTTAATTGGTTCAGAAATTTATTTGTAAAAAAGACTTACGAAACAAGGATAAACGGAATGAGCGATATTTTAACAACTTTAGATGTATTCAACCAGGGTATGGATTGGCCTATTGAAAGCCAATGCCAGAGGCTACAAAAATATGACTTGCTTGAGAAAATGCTTGAGAATAAGCATGAGTCTGTCATATTAGATGACATTAAAAAGATTTATCCTGATGATGACGAATACAAAAAAGTAAGAATCATTAAACTTGATTATTACAGGGCAACCAATGAAGCTCTGGCAGATTTAGAACATGGCGAAACGCCTGAGTTTTCCTGTACTGATCAAGATTATCTTAACGAATTAATGAGGAATACTCAATTTACCGATGTCATAGCCTGCTTTGATTCAGACTTAAAAACATTCGGCAACGCTGTCTTGAAAATCCGCAGGGAAAACAATAAACCTTTTATAGACAATATTAATCCTCGCTATTGGTTTCCAGTGGTAGAATTACTTAATTATAAAAAGGTTATCGCCCAAGTCATAGCCTTTGACTATGAGATTGACGGCAAGAAATATTTAAAAATAGAGATTCACAGACCGGGCAGCGTTGAGACAAGGGTCCACTTGCTGAAAAATGATAAAATAGATTACGCTATACAAGAGCCTGTAATTGAAGATACAGGGCTGGAATTTAATACTATAATTACCCAGAAATTAACGCCTAATTCTGATGAGATATACTCCGATTCAGACTTTGAGAAGTATAATTCTATCGTTACGGCAATGGAAGTCGAGCTTTCAAAAATAGGCTACAATCTGGATAAACAAGGTAAGATATTATACGGCCCAGAAAATGCCACCCAATTTAATGCACAGACAGGCAAATGGGAGTTAAAACTCGATACCTATATACCGCTTGATGGCGATGACAGAGCGCCGGGATTATTAACTTTTGACGCTCAAATAACTCAGGCTATAGAATATATTAACAAATTACAAGAGCAGTATTATATTGCCTCTGGCACATCGGCCGCCTTGTTTGCTATGGATTCGGCCAATATTTCCAGCGGTACAGCATTAAAAAGATTATTACAGCGCCCACTTTCCAAAGCCTCTAAAGTGGTGCAGAGAATCAAAGAGCCTCTTGAATTATCCTTAATATTAGCTTCTGAGCTTGAAAATAAGACTATAAAAGAAATATCAAGTAAATGGAGAGACGGCCTGGTTAATGACGAGACCGAGGACACCCAAAATTATAATTCAAGAGTTATAACAGGCACTATGAGTAAATTAACAGCTATTCAAAGGCTTGATAATATAACAGAAGATCAGGCAAAGATTGAGCTTAATCAAATTCAGGAAGAAAAAAAGCAGGAATCAGCTATAAATCTCGATGATCTTTACGGCAATGAAGGCGGCGGGAATAATGAATAATGAGCAGCCTAAACAAAATAATAAGTGAAAACGAGCATGCCGTATTAAGATATTACAGGGAATCCGACAAAGAAATAAAACAAAGAATCCTGCAGGCAGCATTAAAAGGCAGTGATAAAAGATACCTCGAAAAGCTACACTCCGAAGTTAAAAAAGAGATCCAAAAGCTTGAGGATAAATTTAAGTATTTTTCTATAGAAGGTACGGCCAAAGCTTACAAGTCTGGCGTAGACAAAACACAGGCAGAATTTAAGCAGCTAAAGATACCTTTTGAAAAACTGCAGCTTGGTAATTATGCCACATTCGGCGGGATACATAAGGAAGCCGTAAAAGTAGCCGCTGAAAATACCTTTAAATCTTATTTTAAACTCAACTTATAGGCCGTGATACATTCGAATATTTTCAAAGAACCAACTTCAAAGACACTCAAAAAATACTGCAAGCTCTCGGTCAATTTGTATCTTCTGAAACTATGAGGGATATAGGAGTTACAGGTATAAGGGGTGTAGTGGTTGGCTCTGAAAGTTGGCAGCAAGCAGTATTAAGAATAGAAAAGGAATTTGCAAAACAGGATATTTTTAAAGTTCCTTACTATACAAAAAAAGACGGCTCTTTGCATAGAATGGTTTCAGCCAGAGATTACGTAATAGTGGTAGCGATTAATACGACCGCAGAAAGTCATCGAACAGGCACAGCAAATAGGATTCTTGAAACATTCGGCGATAATGATTTATGCACCATAGTTGGACCTCTTGACGAAAAAACAGCCGAGGCTTGTGCTGATGCAGTTGGTCAATTTTATTCTATTGAAGGTAGAACGCAAGGCTATCCAACCATAGCAGAGTACGAAGCAGCTGGAGGCTTTCATATTAATTGCCGCCATGACCTTGCAATTGATTTTTCAGTTATTGAAGAATATGAAAAACAGGGCATAGAGTATTAATTATAATTAAATAAAGTATATTCCCGCCGTGATTGGTGGGGATTTTTTAGTATTGATAAATAAGAAAGAGAGATTCTACTTATGGCAACAGCATCAATGGAAAGAAACAAGATCAGTCCTGAATTACTCAAGAGATTTGAGCAATTAGAGGCAGAAAACAAGAAACTATCAAAAGCCCTAAAAGATAGCAATGATGACGCAGCAGGCAAAAGGCATAATCTGAAAGATTTTAAAAAGGCTTTAGCTGAGTCGCTAGGGTTGGCCGAAGGAGACAAGACAGACGCAGACCTCATAAAAGAGCAAATAGCTGAGATAGCTAAGAAAAACAAAGAGCTTGAGGAAAAATATCTTAACGCCGAGAAGGAAAAGACACAACTCCAAAAGCTCACAGAGGCCAAAGACCTTGCAGACAAAGCAGGATTAAACAAAGATCTGGCGGTTAAATTAATTGATATTGAAGGAGATCTTCAGGCTCAAGTTAATGAACTCGCTGAGAAATACCCTGAACTAAAAGTTAAAAAGCCTAATGTTGGCGGGGGAACTCCTCCCGCAGGGGGTGGCAATAATGCCCCTGAACTGCAACAGCAGTATGACAAAGCCATGAATGATGGCGATATGGGTTTAGCAATAAGACTTAAAAATAGGATATTTGGCATCACTAAGTAAACGAAAGGATAAAAATTATGGCATCAACATCAGCAACAGGAACAGTCTGGAATCTCCCTAATTATATTGGCGAATTATTCCAGATTAGCAGAAAACAAACCCCGCTTTTAAATATGTTAGGCGGAACCGGAGCTTTACAGCGTGGCGGTTTAGTTAATTCTTTTGAATTTCCTCTTAATCAGACCTATTCATTAGACTCAGCTTCGCAGCCTGCTATCACTGAAACAGCATCTTTGACAGCTCCTACCTCATCAGTTTATGCAAGATCACAAACAACCAACACAGTGCAGATCTTCCAGAAAGCTGTTACTATTTCTTACGCTAAAATGTCCAATAACAATGCAATATCTGGCCTTGCTTTAACAGGTCAACAACAGCAAGTTACCAATGAGAAAGACTTCCAGATTGCAGCCAACTTGGAGCAAATAGCGTTAGATGTAAACTACACTTTCCATAATGGCGCTTATCAACAAGCAGTAAACGCAGGAACAGCAGCTAAAACCAGAGGCTTATTGTCTGCCGTATCAACCAACGCAGTTGCAGCAGGCACAACAGTATTGACAAAAGCTTTGATTGATCAATTACTCAAGGCTATGGCTGATAACGGTGCTACATTCGGCGACATGTTCATGTTCGTTAACTCATTCCAAAAGCAAAAAGTCAGCGACGTATACAGCTATGTTCCTGATTCAAGAAATGTCGGCGGTTCAAACATTAAACAGATTGAAACAGATTTCTGTATCGTAAATGTAGTATTTGACCCACACGTTCCGGCAGCTTCACTCGGTATTTATGACATGTCAGCTATTAAAGCAGTTGGTTGTCCTGTACCTGATAAGGGCGTTTTATTCTATGAAGAATTATCAAAAACAGGCGCCAGCGAATCCGGCCAATTATACGGACAAATCGGCCTTGACTATGGCCACGAAACACAACACGGTAAAATCACAGGCTTAACCACAAGCTAGTTGATATATTAAGGAACTAATGCGCCGGGGATTTGTTTCCCCGGCCTTCTTAATGAAAGGATTATTATTATGGCATATTATTCAGGATACGACCTCACAAGATTCAAAAACCCACTCCTTAGAAAAGTATTAGAGTTAATCATGGATATTTCAGCCGGACATGATCATGACGGCGTTAACTCAAAAGCGGTAACAGTTGGAACAGTTGCAGACGATTCAGTCACTAATGCAAAGGTGGCGGCTGGAATAGATGCAGCCAAACTGGCGGATGGCTCGGTCTCTAACGCTGAATTTCAATATTTAAATGGCGTTACATCTAATATTCAAACACAACTTAACGCAGTATCTGCACAGGTACCAGAGGGAACCCCGGTTAATGCCGTGGCTTCTTCAAAGGTTCTCACTATTGATGGAGTCGCAATTGATGGCGAAACCGTTACTTTAGGGAATGCTGTATATGAATTTTGCGCTGATGCAGCTCAATCATTAACAACTCCAACTAATAAAGCGGTAGATATAACAGCAGTGAGTACAAAATCGCAAGGTATATTAACCATTGCAGTACAGCCTACAATTGGCGATTATATGACAATAGGCACAAAATTATATACTTTCTGCGCAGTAGCAGCCGCCACAGGCGAGGGCGACATTTCAATAGGAACTAATTTAGCCACAGCTAAAACGGCAATAGTTGCAGCTATAAATGGAACAGATGGACATAATACAGCTAATTCATCCGTCACAGCTTCAGAATTTGCAACTAATGTATGCACTTTAACCGCAAAAATTGGCGGTGTTGCAGGTGATTTAATAGCGTCAACCTCAAGCTTTACAAACGGTGGAAACTTATTTGATGCCGTAACTCTTGGCACTACCACACCGGGCGTTGACTGCACTAAAGGCGATGCAAAGACCGCTATACTTGCAGCAGTACTCGCTAATGCTACTAAAGACGTATCTTTAACAACCGCAGCAGGAGACACAGCCACAGCGGCAGCGGTGACAAAAGGCGTGGCAGGTGATGCTTTAGTAATTGGAGAAACTATGGCGCATGGTGCTTTTGCAGGTGGCGCTACAGCTTTATCCGGTGGCGTTAATGGCACAGTTGGAACTAAGTTGCAAACATTCCAAGATACAAGCTATATATATTGTTGCACAGCAGCTAATACAATAGCAGATGCAAATTGGCGCAGAATTTCTTTAGGTTCTGCATACTAGTAATAGGGGGCTTCGGCCCCTTCTTTTAATTAGGAGATATTATGAAATTTACAAGCGATCATAAAAGCTTACAGGTTTATCAGGCAAAGAATAGAAGGTTTTTAAACTTTGTTGATGGGGCTTATGAAACTAACGACCTCGAAGAAATTGAACTCTTAAAAACAGTTAAAGAAGTATTCTGGCAGGAAGAGCCAGAGATAATACAGGAAGAATTAACAGCCGAATCTATTATTGATCTACCAGAAGAAGTTAAGGAAGAGCCTGAGAAACCAAAAAAAGGCAAGAAAAAAGCATAATCTTATTACTTATTTAATGACGAAAGCCCGCAAGCCGTGGGCTTTTAGATTAACTAAGAAAGGAGCTAAGAAATGACAGCACATGAAAGAACAACGGAACTTTTAGACGTTTATATTAAGCCTGCTATTGATGCTATTAAGGAAAATACTGATTTAATCCCAGAGTATGACAGTATAACCGGCTTTAATGTAGCGGTTGTGAATGACGCAAACTATGATTCATTAACCGGGTACAAAGTTGAGGACGTTAACTCAGATAGTATCAAAGCCAATACCGATACGATAGTTAGCTCTTTAAATGATATTAAAACTAATACTAATAGAAGAGTTATAAAGTTTTCCGACTCTGGCTCAGGCAATGACACTTTGACAGCTACAGACTGTACATATTTTTCAATACATAATACTGGCGCTGATTCTTTGACCGCTGGCATTGGAAGTATTACCGTACCAGTTGCCGCAGGCGCTTCAATGGGCGAGGACTTTGCAGAATTTGACACAGTGGTAATAGTTGCGGTTGGCGCATACAATTGGCTGGCGAAAGGTTAGGTGTATAAATGGGATACAGTGCAGGCGGTGATACCACAGCGATTGAAAGCAAATTAAGCGCTCTTTCTAAGGCAATACTACACCCTGAAAAATTATGGGTTGATTTGTTTGACGCAGAGGATACAGACCTTTATGACTTTCATATTCCAGTAGGCACAACTAGTCTCGCTGCCATATTTAATACTAATTATTATCCCGGTGATGGTTCCTATGAAATAGTACCTTTGAGCGACAGTATAAGCGTATTAGGTAGTATTACTAATGCCGATGGCGGGTCGCTATATGTTAATACTGTCTCTAAGCTTTTTGAAGTGGGAGCTTCTAGCGGTTTAGGTTTTGGGATAACTGATGGCGTATGCCCTTTTAATATTACATTTCAAGGAACTTGGAACGCAGGTAGTAAAGTTATATTCACAATAACCAGCCCGACTACACTGCTCGGTCAAGCCTTAGAAGTATGGGCAGGGACTTATACTATTACATTTGATGCCGTTTAATATAATAAGGTGGAATTATGACAGGAATTGCAATAACGGCTGGCACTAATAGCTTTGTAACAGAAGCCGAGGCGGTGACTTATTCAGGTCTTATGCTTAATGTTACGGCATGGGTTAGCCCGCTGACAGAAAACCAGAAAAAAGCTTTAATTGCGGCTACGGATAAAATTAACAGCAATTTTTCTTTTCAACATCTTAAATATGATCCCGATCAAGCTCTTGAATGGCCTCGCTATGTTCCACAATACAGCACATCACTAGAGGGATCGCCTTATATTATAAACGGCGTGGCTTATATATCTACTACACCGATAGATATTAAAAAAGCTACTGTATATGAGGCGGTTGCTTTGCTTGCTGATACTGATAGTATACATGCCAAAAATCAAGCAATGGGGATTAAATCATTAAGCTTGCAAGGTGATTCAGTTACCTATACAGGCTCTAATACAAAGGGCTTACTCAGTAAAGATGCTTATAACTTAGTCAGAAAATGGACAGGAGCGCCAAAAGTTGTTTAATCATATGATGAATAACTCAATAACTCTAAAGACTGTCACCTCAAGGGATTCTTACGACAATCCGACAACCACGTCGAGTACTATTGTCTGCAAGTTAAAGTATAAAAACAGAGTTATTAAAAATTCACAGGGTCAAGATGTTAATGTAATGGCTGAATTCACGACAGCAACAGCCATTACTATTAATAATCTTGTCACCATATCAGGCAAAGACTGGCAGATATTGCAAGTAACTCCGGTCTATGACTTTGGTGGAAATATCCTGCATTATAAAGGCTATATTTAGTGTTTATTCTCTTTGGACGCAGCCCTTTTGTTAATAAGATCAAGCCTTATATCCCAGAACTTCAAAAAAAGTATATAACCGGATCTGTTAATACAATAATTCCCGGCTCTGAATTTTGTTTTCTGGCTGATACTAAAACGATCAGAGGCATTAAGGAAGATTACAGCGGGCAAACGATAATCACGGAAATTAATTACAAACGCTTTCTTGATAATGCCAATATAACTAATTACGAGCTATATACATTCACAGGAGGCTCAGAGCCGACTTTAAAAGAGAATTACTTATCATTTTATGGCCTGTCTCATTCTATCGCCCTTAATTGGGCGTATAAAAAAGGGTTAAAAATTATTTTAGCCGGAATAGATTTGGACGGCTCAATGGAACATTTTGACAGCGAGCAAATATTTAACCCCGTTCAGGGCGTTATTGATGATTGCATAAAACAAATAGAAAACTATCCGGGAGAAATATTGCAGCTCAATCCTGACAGTAAAATGCGAGTACCTAAAACAACTATTGAAAGGCTTTTATGGCAGATGTAGAAATAAACTGGTTTGGTGAAAAAGTCGAGACAGAAGTATTAAAAGCAGCGATTCGAGGTCTTAAGAAATGCGGCGAGGCTATTCTCGGCGAGGCTAAAAAACAGGCTCCTGTTGATATCGGAACACTTGAGAGAAGCGGGACAGTCAACGAAATAAGCGAGGGCGTGGAAATTAGCTTTAATACACCTTACGCCCTTAAACAACATGAAATACATAAATCTAAAGCTAAATATTTAGAACGCCCATTTAATCAACATAAAGTCAAGGCTCAGGGCTTTGTAAACAGGGAGCTTAATAAATTATGATTCTTGATGATATAAAAGCAGCTTTAAAGACCGCATTATTAGGCACTGATACAACTATAAAGCTTAATTATTATGACAGTACCGATAATATTATCATTTTATGGCTTTATGGCGGTGCTTCCAGTCAGGTGCAGAAAATAGAAACCGTTCAAATAATGGTTAAAAATACCAATATGAGCACAGGGCAGACGCTTATAAAAAGTATTTACGATTTACTTTGCCCTATCGCCAGCAAAGAGGCGACGAAATATATAGTTTTAAATAGTAATAAATACATTATCGAGGCTAATCAGCCTCCTTTTTATTTAGAAAAAGACGAGCAAAGCCGTCATACATTCGTGTTTAACATTACCGCAATAAGCAAAAGGAGCTAAGAAATGACATTAACAAAACAAGCAGTCGTATTGGGAATTACTGACGCCAAAATTGCCACAGTAACAACAAATTCAAGCACAACTTACGCCAAGGGTTCTTATGTAGATGCGCCCGGTATCAAAGAGGTTACAGTTTCATTAATAGCCGATGAAAAAGAAGCCACAGGCGATGAGACAATTCTTGCTAACTTTATTCTAAAAAAAGGCTATGAGTTGAGCTTCTCCAACGCTATGGTTGATTTGACAGTTGTGTCAACAATTAACGGCTCAACCGTTGCCTCATCCGGTGGCAATGACACAGAGGTTGCAAGCTTGACCGAATTCTCAACAGATGTTCCGGTCGAATTTAACTTCCACTTTAAAACCGATTACGTTGACGGCGACACTGCAGACTTCCATATGGAATATTATGTCTGCAAAGGACACATGGATATAATTCCGAGATCTGGCGATGTTTACGAAATGAGCTTTAAAGGAAAAGCCTATTCTCGCTTATCTGATAAAGCAATAAGATGTATAACAATGAACGAAACAGTTGCAGCTATAAGTTAACCTAGTTAGAATACTACAGATAGCGGGATAAAACCCGCTATCTGATTTTATTAGAAGGTGAAGAATGACATACGAAGATATTAAAGAGTATAAAGAATCTATCGTTATAGACGATAAGACTTTAACCGTTGAATATTCCAATAAATCTCTGGCATGGCTGGAAGATGCTTTGAACCTGACGTTATACGAAGTAAGGGATTTGCTTTTCGATAAAAAATTAAAAGTAAAAGATCAGGTCATTTTATTATATGCCGGACTTATAAAGCATCACCCAGAAATAAAACTGGCTGACCTGCAAAATAGGCCTCAAATAGCTGTCTTATTAAATAATTTATCTGATTCAATAATGGATGCATTTTTCGTTCATATTATCCCGCCTGAAATTATCAGCGTAATTAAAGAGAATGAGGCAAAAGAAAACGGAAAAAAGCAGGAAGCCCAAAAATAGATTGGGCTAATTGGCTATGTATTGCAACCTCAGAGTTGCATTGGAGTATTAAAGAGTTTTGGGATTCTAATCCGAGGCAATTTCAATGTATCTGGTTTACTTACGGCATTAGCAAGGGATATTACGACGAAACAAGCGATAGCCCAGTTAATGAGGGCAATAAGGTTAAGGCGTTTTTAACTAACTTTTAAAGGATAAAAAATGAGTACACAATTAGGCTCTGTTAATGTCAAGCTGGGGCTTGATGCTTCAAAATACAAAAAAGGTATGTCTGAAGCTCAAAAAGAAATGATTGCTTACGAGCAACAGTCTAAAAAACTACTGGGCTCGATTGAGAATTACAAAGTTAATTTAAAGTCGACCGTAGAAGCTAAAAAACAGTGGCAAGCATCACAGGACGAGCTTAAAAAATTAGCTATTGAATTAAAAAATACAGAGAATCCAAGTAAAAAGCTGCAGAAAGAATTCGATGCCTTAAAAAATTCAACAAAAGCTAGTAAAGACGCATATCTACAAAGCCAAATATCTCTATCTAAACTAAAGGGAGAATTAACAGCCGCCGGGGTAAATACAGCTAAACTAACCGCCGAGCAGAAAAGATTAAATAATGAATTAAACAACGCTAAAAATAAAGTCAATCAACTTGAAGGCGGATTATCAGGTCTTTCTAAAGCTGGAATAGTAGCTGCCTTGGCAGCTTTAGCCTTTGGAATTTATAATGTAGGAAAAGCTTCATTAAAAGCAGCGGGCGAATTTGAACAGGCAAAAGTATCTTTTGAAGTAATGTTAGGTGATGCCGAAAAAGCTAAGGTACTGTTGGGCGAGCTGCAGAGATTCGCCGATCAGTCACCTTTTGCCATGCAGGGCTTGGCGGATAATGCTAAAACTCTATTAAGCTTTGGAGTAGAACTTCAAGAGCTTATGCCGACATTAAAAATGCTTGGTGATGTCTCGGTAGGTAATGAGCAAAAAATGCAGCAAATGACGCTTGCTTTTGCTCAGGCTTCATCAACCGGGCGTTTAATGGGTCAGGATTTGCTTCAAATGGTAAATGCTGGCTTTAATCCACTGCAAGAAATATCAAAACGTACCGGCAAGAGCATGAAAGACCTTAAAAAGGATATGGAAAATGGTTCCATATCCATAGGTATGGTTAAACAGGCTTTTATTGATGCTACAAGCGAGGGCGGCAGATTTTACGGAATGACGCAGAAACAAGCCGATACAATAGTTGGCAAAACATCAACTATGAAAGATGGTTTCATGTCTCTGGCAAGAACCATAGGTAATGACTTGGCACCAGCGGCTAAAGCGGCACTTGATTATATAATTAAACTCACCGGTCAGGCTAACGAATTATTAATTAAACTAATCCGCATGCGGGAAATGGCAAAGGAAAAAAACGCAAGTAATTATATTGATATCAATACTCAGAAATATTTAGACGCTAAGAAAGTTTTAAGCAATCCTAAATTAAAAGTAGGTGACCCGGAAGCCGATCAGGCATATAGCGATATGCAAACCGCTAAGAGTAATCTTATTAAATTAAACAAGGAACGCAAGGCTACCGAAAAGATATTAAGGGATTTAACCGCACCTACTAGCACAACCGCTGGAAAAATGAGCTTTGGGGGTGGTGGCGGAGATGACAAAAAACCAAAAAAAGACAAGGCCGCAGACGCTTACAGAGATCAGCTTAATAATATCCAGACTGAGCAGCATATTCTCAACTTAAAAAATCAATATAGAAAACAGGCCGCAGATCTTGGTATTGATATTGAAAATAAATATTATCTTGAAG